GGATAAGCTTGCCGGTAAGCCGAAAAACTACCTGGCCTTGAACCTCAAAAGACACTAATTGTCTACAATTAAAAATGTCTTTCTCCTTCAGGACGCCAGCAGAACTTTTCGTTCAGTCTTTGCCTAAAGAATATGCGGAAGCATGTTTTAAATCTCATGCAGCTAATTTCCAGATCCGATCCGATAAGGGAGTTGGCTTATTTGATTTTGCATGTTCTTCTGTGGTCAAGGAAAGACTCACTAAGGCCGGTATACCCGTTTCTGCCTTTTGCAATCAAGAACATTCTCACCCCGCATCTAAGATGATTGAAAACCATCTCCTGTACAATATTTTACCTAATTACCTGAACCTCAAGAATTACACCGCAATTTCAATTAAGGATTCCAAAGTTAGAAAGTTGTTGAAGAATGGTGTAGATAGTTTAGAAACCTTCAATAGATTATTTAGCTGTAAAGATGCTTTGAGATATGTAGATCCCGAGACTTGTGATATGGATAAATTCATAGCTAGGGTTCATCATTCAACTAGGATATTTCTATTTGATGAGCTCCATTACTGGTCCATGAACTCCCTATCTGACTTTTTGGATAGGTCTAATGTCAAAGAGCTGTTGGCCACTATAGTTTTTCCAATTGAAATTCTGCTTGGATCAAAAAGGAGTTTGAATCCAGAACTCTATGAATTTGAGATTTCAAGAGGAAAGTTACATTTCTTTCCAGATGGTTGCACTTCAGAGTCATATTCACAACCAAAAGATTGTGATATCTTGAAGGTGAACAGAATTGTGACTAAGACTGGGAAAATCTTCTCAGTTGAGCTTATTCACACCATTGGGGCCAATCACATGGTGATGATAAAAGAAGGTTCCTTTGATGTTGACTCAGAAAGGTTCTTTGACAGATCCTCAGCTTTGACCACTAGTCTTTTAATGCCCACTAGAGCAGGTAAGGCCCTTAGAATCAGAAGGAAGTTTCTTTTGAGATTGATAATTTACCTGTTTTCACTGAAAAAACCTGATCATCACTCTGCAATCGCCAAGATCAGGCAAAGCTCAGATGACTCTATCTTTTGTGATGAGATAATGTTGGCTGATCATGTTGGCAAGATATTCGAGAAATTGGATCCTGCTAGCCCTTTTGGAGTCAAGGGGGTCTTTGATTTGTTAACAAGTATCTTTAAAGATATTTTCCTACTCGATGGTCTCTTCAATTGGTCTGATAGAAGAAAATCTGAGAAGTTTGTAGAATTCATGAGAGCTTTAGATTATCAAACCAACAAGGTTGTCACCTGCACTTTTTCGGGTGGAGTCATGAGGAGTGGCTTCTTAGCGGAATTCTTCTTGGACAACGATTGCGAAGCGAGTGAAGGGCTGGATGAGGTAATTTCAAGGTTCGACACTTTCTTTGACCCAAAAAAAGAATATTCGGCGCATGCTTTGAGGGTGAACATCAAGGACAGGACACCAAACCCATATGGTCCAATGAAGGCAAGAACTCCAAGTGTCGTACTGCATAGAGAGTACATAACAAAGGTTGAGTTCTCTAGCAAGGCGAAGAAGGTCAATGTCTTAAAAGAGCGGTTGACTGGAGAGGTGTCTTTTGAAGAGGCCAGGTTGCAGAGAATGCGGTACTCCGATTCTCAATTTGTTGCTGGGCTGGCGCCGAAACTGAGATATGTCAAGATGTTGACATGGAAAAAAGATCAGAAGCTGTTCAGTGAATTCCCCTCAGAAGAGTCAAATGAAGTTGAGATGGAGGATGCATTTGAATTGAGGAAAGGGAGAACTCTGAAGAGAGGGACCAAAGAGAGGGATGAGGATGGAGCAAATTCTGAAGAGTGTGAGCAACTGGATTCAGAAGATGATGTTGGTTCATTTGATTATGAGGAAACAAAGGCTGATTCCTATGAAATTGACTTTGAGGCAATTTTAAATAGAGTCAACTCCGGAGGTCTTCGAGGTGTTTGCTTGTTGGATGCCCTGGCAAAAATAACTGGGACAAAAAGAGAGATCACCCTCTCTATTCTTCTAGGGAGGGATGGCACCTGGGCCGATTGGTTTCTGAAGGACAAGGGCGCCACTTTTGATGATGTCTTCAAAGCAGTCTCGGATCTTGATCTGAATTGTACAATATGCACGAAAGAGGGCTCATTCAATGCACATGTGAATAGGAATTATAAGCATAACTTCCTTTATCTATTTGATGAACATGTTAGCCTGGAGAGGCCAAAAGTCATGCTCTTTGAACAGGTAAGACATCAGAAGATAGACTTTTTGGGTGCCTTTGAAAAATGTCCCGGGGCTGGTAAGTTCCGCTACGAGGCGTTAGCTGAGAGAGGAAGTCTGCTAGCTTCTGCTTTAAAAGACAATCTCACTGGAGTCATTTCAAGCAAATTCAATTGGGACCCCAAATGTGAGTTCGTGGATATTGAAAAGGAAATTCTTGTTGTGGCTGGTTTTGCAGGTTCTGGAAAGACTCGGGGCATATGTCAAATCGTCAAGAGCATGTTTAACAACAAGAAAACTCTCGTTCTTAGTCCAAGGAAGAATCTGGCGGATGATTGGGTTAAGAACTTGGCCAATTTGCACAGGCCAAGTCATGTGAAGGTAATGACATTTGAAGCTGGTTTGAGGCGAGTGCAGAAGTCTTCTCTAATTGTGATAGATGAGTTATCTTTGATGCCAAATGGTTATCTAGATATGCTCATAAATATGAATGAGGAGGCCACATTCATAACACTTTTTGATCCACTGCAGGCTAGATACCATGCAAAAAGTGATGTGCTCAGGGTGAGCCCTGAAAATGACGTTGACAGAATAAAGGTGCCGAAATACCTCTTCTTCTCAAAGAGAATGAGTTCAGAGCTAGATTTCTTCGATGTTAGATGCTCATCTGATCAAAAAAAATGGGAACTTCATGGAAAGCAATATCGTGAGCCAGCCGCACTATTCAGAGACATCAAAGGTCAGGAATTCACAATACTATCACCATCATTTGAGACTGCTAGAGAAATGTCCAAGTATGCAGACATCAAGGATGGGTGCAAATCAATGACCTTTGGTGAATCACAAGGTCTAACAGTCAACAAGGCAGTGATTGTAGTTGACCAAGATCTGGTTGCAACATCAGTGTTGCATTGGATAGTTGCATTGACTAGGAGCAGACAGGGTTTTGTCATACTGGTGCACAAAGTCTTTGACATGAAAACATTGATTCAACCTGTTCAGAATTCTATAATTGGTCTCGTGCTAAGAGGGGTTAAGGTTCAAGAGAACATCTTTATCAACACAGCTGGAAAGTGTCTGTCTGAAGCAGAAATAGTGGAGGAGTTGGAGACCTTCAAAAGGACAGAAGAGGATGAAGACCTGCTCGAAGGTGACCCTTGGTTAAAGGGTCAGCTCTTTCTTTGTCAAAGTGTTGAATTGGATGAAGTTACACCTGAGGAACCATTGAGGCATGAGAGCCCACCTAGGACACATTTACCTCTCCCGGTTGAAGGATTGACACCGCTTTTAATGTCAAATGTTAAGGCAAGAGAGGATAGAGAGTTCATAACTCCAAGTGGATGGAGCAAACAATTCAGGGATGATAAAGAAAATGTGGACTGGAGAAATGTCTCATATGCTGATGCCTTTGAAACAATTTATCCGAAACATGAGGCAAGTGATGATATAACTTTATGGGCCGCCATTCAAAAGAGAATCGTGATGGCAGATCCATTCAGAAATGCAATGAAGCTGCAAAAAGTGGAACCAATCTCAGCTGAGATTTTCAATGAAATGAACAAAATACTTCTCTTGAATCCACATGTGAGTGTTGATAGAGATCAAGTCTACAAAGAGTTCTTGAGAAAGAGGTTAAATAAGTCAAAGAAGTTGATAGAATCCCACTCTGAAAGGTCATCTGATGATTGGCCAATAGATCACTTCTTCCTGTTTATGAAGAGCCAGCTATGTACAAAGTTCGAGAAGAGGTTTGTGGATGCAAAGGCTGGTCAAACACTGGCTTGTTTTTCGCACAAGTTATTGACAAGATTTGGGCCTGCATTTAGAGAGTTTGAAAAGAAGTTCACAGCAAATTTGCCGCCATCATGGTATATTCACACAATGAAGAATTTCGATCAACTGAACAACTGGGTCATTAACTACGTTGATCAAGAAGAGGGCACTGAATCTGATTATGAAGCTTTCGATAGATCACAGGATGCAATCATTCTAGGTCTTGAAATAGAATGTCTGAAATTGTTTGGATGGGATCAAGACCTGATCGATGATTACAGAAAGCTGAAACTTCGGATGGGATGTAGATGGGGGGCAATTGCAATTATGAGATTCACAGGTGAATTTGGAACATTCTTTTTCAACACAATTGCAAACATCGCATTCACATGTTTGAGGTATAATATCACCAGAGACACTGTGATTGCGTTTGCAGGAGATGACATGTATGCATCCGGAAAACTCGAAATCAGGAAAGATAGAGAAGACCTGCTGGCCCATCTAACTTTAAAGGCAAAAGTACAGTTCACAGAAAAGCCAATGTTCTGTGGGTGGTACATCAAGAAGATGGGAATTGTAAAGGAGCCAAGATTGGTACTTGAGAGGTGGTTGATAGCTGAAAGAAAGAAGGTGATAGATCAATGCTTCATCAACTACTCAATCGAGGTATCCTATGGATACAGATTAGGTGAGTACCTCTGGGAGTATTTTGATAATTTAGAGGATTTCCAAGCAATAGTGAGATTGGTGATAAAGAAGAAGAAGCAACTGCCACCAGCTATAAGAAGGATTTTTGAAACAAGCAATGGAGTTGATTTCAGTGGAGAAGTTCAGGAGACAATGGGAGGAGAGGGAGAGCATCACGGGTCCTGTGGACTCTGGTGCAATCTACACTAACTCCGCGTTTCACAATCTGAAGACCAAATGGCACGTTTACAAGTCTGAGTGCAGTATTGGTCTTGATTTGCCCGATAACGGAAAAATAATATCAAAGGACATCCCCCTCTTTGATCAAGAGGAGATTGATAACATCATGAAAGACGACAAACAGGTATTCGTCCATCTGGGAGCCTTTGTATTCGGACTTGTTGCACACTTTCCTGTCGATGAGGAAGTGGAAGGATTAGTCTCTATCATTGACAAACGTCGGACTGATCTAAGGAGGGCAACCCTAGCTTGCAGGAAAATTAAATTTGTGAATGGAAGATGCGCTTTCATGATGAAACCAAACTTTTCAGTCAGGAAGGAGGATTTAAGGGATGGTGACACTTTTTGTGCCGCCATCAAAATCAAAAACCTTGGCTTTGAAGGTGGGTTCTTTCCATTTTCAGCATGTGGCGGAGTGATTTACAGAACCTCAAATGTGAGTTTTGCACATGCTGTTGACAAAACCTTTGCTTCTAGGACTGTGCATGATTTGGTGGGTACTGATATACTCTCTTTGGATCAACTGGACCGAGCCACTCTGGAGGACCTTGAGGAAGTGAGAAGGAGCCCCATTCTAAGGTTAACCGCTCCTGATGAGAGAGTAATGATAGAAAGAGGGAATTGGTTCCAGAAGAAACCGGCAATAAGGAGGAGAAGTTTTGGGAAAAGGAGACCCCAAAAAAGTTCGTCAGTTAGGTCGGCGAGTTTGCCTCGATTTTCATGTTCTGAGAGGTTAGAAAGGGGCTTTGAATCAGAGAGTCTGGCTGGATTAGTGCTAGATCAGAAATATGGACCCAACAACTTTTGTGCAGATAAGAGACGAAGTCCTGAATCTGACAGTGGCAGCTTACAGCAGTCAATGGGACGGTCAAGCCACTCAGGCTCTGAAGGATGGGGCAAAGGAACAGATGTTGCGATTCCTCTTCGGAAGAATCGCAATATCTTCAGCGAGTAGAAACACCATCTGGCCTGACACGGAGATCGCGTCGGAGGATCTCCAGATAGGTATGTCAGCGGCTTCAGCGGGTCCACCTCCAGTGGCTGCTGCCCCGATAAGCCTTATATTTAGGGTAAATTTTAATTCTTATGTCAAAATGCTAATAGCTTTGTCCAACACTTCAACAAATTCCTTTGTAAAGAATAAAACACTCAGACAAATGTGTATGCCTTTTGCAAAATATGCTTATGGATACTTATCTGAAATGGGCTATGCAACTTGGGCATATGAGAAGATGCCCAAACTTTGTCGAAAGGCTAAATGGGTTGCTTTTGATTTTGCATCTGGGTTGTTGATTGATACAACAATGCAGTTGAATGATGATGAAAAGACCGTCATTCAAGGTCTGGGAGCTAGATTATTCAAAACTCAACAGTCCATTCAAATTGCTGATTCCACAATGGACGGTGAAGCTATCAATCGTGAAATTTGACTGAGAAAGAGGAGAAGAGTTGGTCGTTTGTTAAATCCGCATAATTGGTCGCGGTCTTGAGGGTTGACTGGCCCTCATTTGAATAAATTTAAAATCTGCATAATTGATCGCAGTCTAGGGAGTTGATATGCTCCCCCCGATGTTCTTAATCTAGGGTTTGCATGGTTTTTCAAGTTTTTAAAGC